ACATCAATATATTCTAGTTGGTTAGCATCACCTTCTACATATATTCTATTACCTTTAACATATGCAATATAATCTTTACAGGTATACTTTCTATATCTCTAGAATTTCATTTTAGTTTCAGAACCTAATTGAATAATATTGCCATAGGCATCTTTTACTGTTATTACTGAAGTAGTAAGTTTAGTACCAAGTAAAGTCGGTAATTCTTTATCTCCTTGGTATTCTGCATGACCTGGATCTTCTTCTATTTTATCCAAATGCATGCGTATAGTCTAATAGAAGATCTAGTCTAATTGCTCTCCCTTATCTAACTTCTGTTTTAATAGGTAAGCTCGATATGTTTTAATCCACAATTCTATCTAGTATCTACTGAGCTTTTCACTCTCAGTAATCTAGTTGTTTCTAGCTTCTAATAGAATATCATCAATGAGCTCATTTAATGTCATATCTATATATTTAAATTATAATTATAATAGTCATAAAACGCATTTTAAGACTTACTGTAAATTTTTATAGTATCTTAGATACACTCCTTAACAGAAACTAATAGCCTTTCTTAAAAAGCTTTATAATAATTTTCCGAGCGAAGCGAAGGAACTCTGAGCGAAGCGAGGAAATATTATTAACACATATAAATAACAAAAGCTCGTCCACTATACAGTGAGCGAGCCTCGTAGAGGTGAGCGAACGTTGTGAGCGTTGCCGAGTATTATTTCATTGGAGCTGGTACATTAGGCATAGGTGGCATTGGTGGTTTTGGGAATCCTCCCATAAACATCTTCTTAGTATCTTCGATCATCTTCCTAATATCAGCAACATCATTCTTTAAATCGTTTATTTCTTTACTATTGTCAATAGTATTTGTTACTATAGGATCTTCTACCTGTGCTTCTAGTTGATCTAAAATATCTTTACACTTCTCCATTTCTTCATCATACTTACTTGCTGCTTCTTTTTTAGCTTTGAATTCGTTGTAGTTCTATCTAACCATATTAGCTATTTCTTCTTTGTTGGTAGCAACAGTAAGTCCTATAGAAGTATCGTTGATTATTGAACGTTCAGCTGGTACTGATAGTTTCTTAGATTCTCCATTACAACTAATAAATACATCGACTAATTTACGTCTGTTCTATCCTGGTATTGGAAACTAACCTTGCGGCAAAGCTTCATCATAAGGATTTGAAACCTAAGTAATGGAACCAAGACTATAAACAGTAGTCTTTTTAAATGTTCCTAGAACTTCTAATACGTGCACGTGATCTCCTATTTTTAATTGACTAAATAACATAATTGAATTGGTTTTAGTAGGGATACCTTTTACAGTAGCCCTAAGTTTTTTATTAAGCAGCTGGTGCTACAATATGATTTATAGTCTGAAATACTCCAGTACGTTTATCATAGTATATTAGATATTTATTACCAGTTGAAATTTCTTCTGTCGGCATCTAATCACCAGAACCATTTAGTAATGCTTTACCACTATTAGTATTTACACTAGTTGGATTAGATGATACCTAACTAGAACTAACAGAAGTAGCTACAGATACTAGTGATCCTTCTGTTGCACCAGTAGCAGTATGATTAATATTTAACAATATTAAACCTCTGCATGGCAATTGTCTCCATTGAAATGGACATATTCCATAAGTAACAGTATTGTTAGTAGTATCTACATTAGAGAATATAGTATCTAATGTAGGTATACCACCTTGGTCAATACGTCTTACACGATAAGGATTAAAGAAAGGATTAAACATAATTACCTCCTTTCTTATTAGCAACCACAACCGCAACCGTCGTTATATCCGTATCCGTAACCAGTGAATCCACCGTTACATCCGAATGGGTTACAAGTTAAGTAAGCAGGTACTGGACAAGGACGCAACTGATTTACGATATTAGCAGTTTGAGCAGATTGAGATAGACCTAATTCAAGAGCTGACTTCTCAGCACGCAATGTGTCAATCTTATTCTGCATTTCACGCATTTCAAGTTGACAGAACTTATCGTTAATCATTTGAGTTTGTGCATCTATCTTAGCACCAATTACATTAAATTTATTAGTATTATCTGTTAACAAGTTATTGAAACCACCAGTGATTGCATTCTGCAAAGTATTAGTTTGCTGACAGATAGACAGTTTATTATCAGCACTCATTTGAGTCAAGTTCAAATTAACAGAGTCAATTGAACGTTGAGTCTGGCAGCAGCAGTTAGCCAATTGAGAAGCCAAGTTAGCATTACCAGAAGTAATAGCATTAATTACTTCACAGCTAGCCAATTTAGTATCACAAGCAATCTGACTTACGCTAGTATTAATAGTATTCAAAGCTGTCTGTACAGCATTAATATCACAATTTAAAGTATTAGACAAAGAACTGATAGCATCTTTGTTACCTTGAATAGCCTGCATTAACAGACTTGTGTTAGTATCGGTATTCAACTGAGAAGCAAGACGACTAGCATCATCACTACCTCTACCAAAACCGTTACCTCCAAAACCACCCCAGCAGAAGAAGATTAGGATGATCCAAATCCACCACCAACCGCCGTTTCCACCGAAACCGCCGTTGTTCATCATAGCCATAAGAGCAGCAGGGTCCATATTACCTTTGTTTGCATTCTGCAAAAGTGCAGCTACACCTGGATCTATACCAGCGTTTTGTACTAAAATTTTTTCAGGTTCGTACATAGTTCTCATAAATTTTGATTAAATTAATATCTTGATATTCTTCTTTCATACATAGGTTCATATCTATGCATTCTTTCCTCTTCACGTTCACGATCTAAATATTCATCGTCTTCGTCATAGTCATAACCGTAGCGAGTCATTCTTCCTCCTCTACCTCTTCCACGTCCTCTACCACCACGAGCATAACGATACTCACGCTCTTCATCTTCATCGTCTTCAAGCATTAATATCGTCTTAGCTTCTTTGCGCAATTTATCACACATGATATAGCAATAGTAATACCACATCTTTCCTTCTTCTATGTCTTTGTCATTCAACCAGGCTTTTGCTAGTTCTACAAAGTACTTAATGTGATCACTGCTTGTCATAGTAACAACTGCACGATAATAGTCTGAACGTATCATGTTGAGAGCAACGTACCAATCATACTTGTTGTATTTCTCACCTTTCAGATTGATTCCGTACTGGTTAGCGATTGAAGTAGTTTCTTCTAAACTCCAATGTTCTCCACGAGAGCCATCTTCGTTTTCCATCTTAGAGACTGCTTTTAGTGCACATTCTTCATTGAAGTGTGGACCATACATAGCCTCATGACGCTCTATTTTCAGTCTTTCTCTCATTGCATTAATTGATTTAATTATTCGACTTATAAAGTTCATTTTGATAAATCTATTATTCTAGTATTTTCTACATTGATTAACTTGTTACTGTTATCAATTTGGTACTTATAAATAGTTCGTTTTTTAAAATCAAAGTGAAGGAGTCGCTAGAACCAATTCTTATAATTACGCTTATATTCTTTCTTAGATTTAATAAATAGTGATTGAGTATTGCGAATGTCGATACTATGTGTTAGGAGCGTATCTCTTTTATTTATTACGATTGATGTCAAATTGTTTGGTTTGATTTCCACTTTAAAGTCAGTTGATCTAACTACTACTGTAGTATCATGTACTACTTTCTACTCCTATATCTGTACCTATTTCAACTCCTTCTCTTTGATTTTTAATTTCTTTACTGTAGCATGTACTTCTTGTATCAAGCTATCTTTGGTTTCTTTAAATTCATCTAGAGTAAGCTATAACACTCTGTTATCATTCTTCTACTATGTTGCTAGCTATTCATAGTAAAGATAGTTATTAGTTACTCTATCTAGTTCTCTATTCTTCTTATCTAGCTAGTTATTCTAATAAAAACAAATGGCAGCGAGAATCGTAATGATAATCACTGCCATTGCTTTGTAATTTCTTTTAAACCAACCGATAATGTTACTTGTTAATCTTTTTGCTAGACTTATCAGTATTGGTATCATTTGTAATAGTATTTTGTTCTTCTAAGATGTCTGTTATATCTACATCTAAATATTTTTCTGCTTTCGACTTTATAATCTTTGTGAAGAGTCTTGTAACTAATGATTTAGGTTTTAATGCTTTCCTAGATTCTAATAATGATATTATTTCTGCAAAACATACTGCTCCTGCTGCAACTTTAGCTAACACCAGATCTGCATATGTCATAAATATAAACTTATCTAATAAAGTAAATCCAGCTATCATTATAGCTGTAAATCCTAGTTTCTCAATAGTAGACCAAAACTTGCCAGATTCAAAATAATTCTTGTGAGTTACTTGTCTACATACTTTATATCCATAGATTAAGTCTAATATTATGAATAGAAACGATACACCTATTAATGGTGCAGCTGGTGCTAGTATAGTTACCATACCTGTTAACCAACCTACTATAGATTGATATCCATTAGCAAATATACGTCTTGCAAGATTCATTATATATAAACTTCTACTCAACACAACTTAAAATAATTTTATCTGAAATAAAAATGCTAGTCAATATTTATTACTGCTAGCATATGTTAAAGTCTCTGCAATTATATAACTATAACGTACTCATTATTCGTATGTTCTATTTCCCTTACGTATATCCAAGTAATCTAATAGCTCTTTATGTTTAATAGTTTTATTAAGTAAAGAATAACAGTTAGCATGCTTAAACCACCCTATATAACTAGCCATCTTTCTTCTATAATATTTATAATTAGTATTCCTTCTATATAGTTTAGAATTCTTTTTACAATATCTTTTTTTCAATGCTTTTCTAACTAAGGTATAGTTATGATATATTTTATATCCTACAAAATCTATACTTCTACTTTCTACTGGGAATACCTAATAGTTATTCTTTAACTATAGTTTTAAGTTATCTTTTAAACACTACTTTATATCTCTAAGTAATGTCTACAAAGACTCTTTATCTTTATAAAGTATTACTATATCATCTGCATATCTATAATAATACTTTATGTTTTTATCTTCTTTAACCCAGTGATCAAAGTAAGATAGATATAGATTAGCAAAGAACTAAGATAAGTAATTACCAATAGGTACTCCTTCTGAGGAATCTATTATTTCATCTAGTAACTATAATAGTTCTCTATCTGCAATCTTTATTCTAATTATCTATTTTAATATATCATGATCTACTGAAGGATAAAACTTTCTAACATCTATTTTAAGACAGTATTTAGTATTCTCTCTATCTTTTAGATCATGCTATATCTACTTAAGAACTTTGTGAATTCCTCTTTTCTTAATACAACTGTAAGTCTAAGGTATCATCTAATTAATCCACAAAGGTTCCATTATGTTCATAATAGCGTGATGTACTATACTATCTGGAAAGTAAGGTAGTTTGAATATTATTCTTTCTTTAGGTTCATATAATTTAAAAGTAAAATATTCAGAAGTTTTATAAGTATGATTAACCAACATATCCTGTATCTACTTACAAAATCCTTCTATGTCTGCATCTACTTTCTTTACATCGTTTCTATGAGTTTTATTCTTTCTAGCATTATGATGAGCTAGCTTTATATTATCTAAATATGTTATCTTCTAATATAAATTCTTAAATTTCTTCATAGTCTGAAATTACAAAGAGCTTTCGATATTTCACTACTAACCCTTAATAAATTATTTATATTTTTTACCAAGTGGTAAGGTCCTTCTCAGTAGTTGGCTATTATATGATAAACTGAAAATATTATGATACGCAATTTCATTGAACTGATATTAGCATTGGAATTACTAACCTCATTATTGGAATTAAGATTGAATAGACCTGCTTTGCTGCTATTGTCAGAGTTACTACTTTTTTACTTAAAACTAATAATGCATACTCGTTCTAATTCTAGAGAAGCAACCTGTGGGTATTACTTAACTATACCGTATTATATAATTAAGTCATTACTCCGCCCACGGGAGATATATTAATCGAGAACCGATAATAGCAGAGGAAGAACCAACCTCATAAGAGGAATAAAGATAGAATAGACCCGCCTGGCCGCCAGAGCCAGAGTTACCACCGATTAACAAACAATGTTCTGAAGTATCAGTATTATCCCAGTTATAATCACACCAGTATGTAGTTTCTGAACCATCTGAAACAGACACAGCAAAGAAATCACAAGTAGGTGTAGCCTTAATCTCAGTTTTATAACCACTGCTGACCATTGTACTAGCACATAAAGATTTGTAACTAGCATTTTTATTAGTTGTAAACTAATCTGGTTTCACAGATTTATACCAAGTTCTATAACCATTACTACACACGCTAATAACATCATCTGTATGTTTCCATACATGACCAAATGGATTTTCAATTCCTCTATATCTATTACATTTACGTGTAATAGTAGAAGTATTAGAACCAGATGAATCAGTCTGTTGTATAGTTACTGTGACTTCACCAGAACCACTACCTAGACTATCAGAACTTCCAGTTGGAATAAACGACCAAGTTTGAGCTCCGTTGATAGTTGCTGTTCCTGTAGTACAACCAGAACCTAATCCACCTTGTCTAAATCCCTCAGGAGTTAGTGCAGTATTAACAGCCTTTTGTGAATTTCTAGTAGCATATTCTACTAAGAACAAATGACATATAGCTCTATGCTCTTCATATGTATAAAGATTCCATTTAGCTTCTCCGTCAAATCCATTAGCTCTAGCCCAAGTTCTGCCATTAGTTCTATTGAAGTTAACAGTAGGTAGTTGACCTTTTACACTAACTAATTTATCGCTACTTTTATACACTTCATATGCGCTAACATATGCTTCTTTATGATGATACCATCCTGGTTTAGCGTGAGGACATAATTTCAAATTATGTGTTTTTGTACCTGGAACGTAATCATCAGTATACCAAAATTCTGGTATTCTAATCATTATATTATCTGAATCTCTACTAACTATAGACCACTAAATATTAGTGGCGTTTGCATACGATGTTTTCTAAAACTAGTCATCTATAGGCAATATAATTTCTGAAACGGTGTCTTCACTATTAGTAATATCAAATGGTTTCATCATACTCTATATAGGCAATGTTCTATGCATTTCCATATTACCAATACGAGTACAATCTGGATTAGAAGATGTTTCTGACCATTGTACGCCATACCAGTCTACTACTTCACCACTTCCAATATTCATAGATGCTCCAAAGTTATTAGATACGCTCGCATATCCATATATTTGAGCATTTGTATATTTCCTAGTATCTTCTTGCAGTGAATCTACTAATGTAATTTTATTATCAGAAGTAGTAATATTTACAGATATTAAATTGTTTCCGTTATTTTGATCTGTAATACCTTGTTGGAATGTACATTGTAGCCAGCTTTGGTTATCTCTATTTACTACCCGTAATGTAGGATATACCTAATTAAATTGATAATTACTTACAATTATACTATTTAATATATTAATAGATACACCCTGATATCCTACAACTACAGAACATAAAATAGCTGACTGTAAAGCTGATATCTAAACTAATATTGAATAGTTCTGGTATCCCTAAGCTATTCTACATAAGTCGCACCATACTACTTTTGAATTAGAAGTATTAGTAGTAAACTTAAGAGTCTTATAAAGACTAGGTTGGAAATCACTAGCATTCTTACCATCTACCATATCTGCATTCAGGTTGGTACATAGAGTAGTAGAATTAGTTTTGATAGGAGCTAGATTAGCACTGGTTGTTAATGATAACTATCCATCTCCAAATGAAGCTTTAGTAACAGTATTATAACCAAGGTTGAGAGTCTAATTAGTTCCAACACCAAGATACCATTTATTATCTGTCTAATTGTTAGGATAGAATCTCATATACGCACCACCGTTAGATGCAGTACTGAATAATTCTAATTGAGCTCCTTCTGAATTCTTAATATTTAGTATACCAGTCATAGTATCACCAGCTTTCTTTACATAAGTAGTAGTAGGATCTACACCTAATGCACTAGTTACATTAGCCTTAGTTATACTAATAGTACCACCATTTGCTAATGTTATATTACTACCTATCTTAACACCACCTAATGCACTAGCTGTAGCAGCAGGTAATACATACTTATTAGCTTCAGCTTCAATAGCAGCTAGTTTATTCTTTTCAGGAGTAGTATAATCATTAGTACTAAGACCTTTACCTTCAACTTTATCTACTTTTTGAGTCTACAGTTGAGTAATATTACTATTCAATGTCTCTTCTACACCAGTAGCTCTTTCTACTTCATTTGCTATAGCTGTAGCATTAGCAGACTCAGCACCTTTAGCTCTAATTACTTCACTAGCTAAATCACTAGTTAGTTTCTATTCTGCTTTCTCTGCTCTAGTCTATTCAGCTGTTACAGTTGTATCTGTATATGACTTAGCCTGTTTAATAGCATTAGCTATAGAACCAGTAGTAGATTCATTACCATTAATAATAGTAAGTTTATCTTCATTCACTTTTACTCTATTAGTAAGTGAAGACACATTGTTATTAATAGTAGTATCAGCTTGAGTTCTATCAAGTATCTCTTGAGCTAAGTTATCAGCTACTTCTTGAATACTACCTTCAATAGCAGTAGTATCAAATGAACCTGATAAAGCATCCCAACCATCTTCAGTCCATACTACGTTAGTACCAGCATCATAATGCTTACCACCTAAATTAAACGCATTAATAATATTATATACATCACCAACTACATTGTTGTCTTTAGGTAGAGCTTCAAACGTACTAGATCCTTTTACTTTATAAGCACCAGATAATTTAGCATCTACTTGTGCCTTAGTATAAGTGTCAGACTTATCTGCTTTTAATGCTAATGCAGCATTAGTTGCAGCAGTATGATCTGTAATCTTATTATCAAGTTCTTCTTCTTTAGCCTTAGCTCTATTAGTTTCTACTAAGATAGCTGCATTTCTATCACTAACTTCTGTAGCAATAGCTTCTTTTCTATCTTGTACTTCTTTGTTTATAGCATTAGTATGTTGAGTATCTATCTGAGTAGATCTATCAATTTCATTCTGTAAATTAGTACTAATAGTCTATTCAGCAGATTGAGCTCTATTCTTCTCAGTAGCTATATCATTGCCTAATTTAGTTTCAGCAGCACGAGCAGTAGCAGCTTCTTTATCTATATTACTTTGTAAAGTAGCTAGAGACTATTCTAATGAATCTGAATCAATAGCAATACTAATTACATTATCTTCACTAATACTAACATCTTTACCTGGTTTTAACTTATTAATTAAGTCATTATAATCACCAGATGTAGCTACTGGTTTAAAATCTGGTTTATCAGTAATATTATCCCATTGTACAGCTAGATCACCAGATGCACTAATCACATTAGTTTCTTGATCAATTTCAATGTTTAAACCAGCAATGAGTTTCTTCTAATACTTTGCACGTATATCAGCAAAGGTGTCAATCATCTCAGTATGAAGTTCCTATAACTGATGCTGCTTAACAAAGTCTAAGAAGTCTTTAGATGTGACAATACCAGCTGATCCAGTAGATGCTATAGGTAAAGATATAGAATCATTACTTCCATCATACTTAAACATTACCATAGTAATGCCATTAGGATTTGAAGTATTAAATTGTATATCCTTTATTACATCTTTTACTTCTTCATCATCTACTTTACTATCTACATCACTAATGTTTGCTTTATCATTAAGCAATTTGTTTACCTATGTTTTAGTATAGTAGTTGCTAAGATCAGGTGTACCACCAGAGGCAGCCAGCCTTACCCATTCGGTTCCATTGAAATATTTAATGCTGCCACCGTAAGGATTATCAGATAAGTCAACCCAATAGTCTATTTCTTCCGGATTAGGTTGAACAGATGTTGCAAAAAATATTATCCTATTTGTTACCATATGTATTTGTTATATTAAGCTGTTGGAGTTTCTAATGCAGCAACTCTTGTAGTTAATGCGTCAATTAAATCTTTTAAAGCTTTGCCTTGAGCAGCAGCTAAAGCTTCTGTAGTACTAGTACTTGTTAAAGTGTTATTTATAGTCACTTTAGTATCTGCTGTAGGAGGTGTATATCCTAATGCACTAGTTACATTAGCTTTACTAAGACTAATTGTACCATTACTATAAGAAATATTTGCTCCTACCTTTACTCCACCAATAGTTTCAGCTGTAGCTGTTGGTAAAACATATTTATTTACTTGTGCAGCAATACCATCTAGTTTAGTTTTATATGCATCCGTAAAGTCATTACTAGACAATTCTTTACCTTCTACTTTATCTACTTTACCTAATTCAAGTGCTTTGATTCTAGCACTCTGATCATTGTCAGTATCATCATTTAAAGGCAACCATTTACTATCACCTGCATAATACTTAATTACATTACCTTTTGGATCTGCTGCTAAGTCAACCCAGTAATCAAACTCTTTGGGATTTGGAGCTATATAGCTTCTTGTTATTCTTGTCATATACGTATATTTTAATTATTAATTCTAATGTATTACAAACTGTAATAACTTATGAGTTCCAGTAGGATCACTTATATTTAAAGATACTCTAGCCTATCTAGTAGCATTAGTATCATTAGGATCTAATGTAATATCTATTCTATCCTACTTTACATCTATGTGCACATAATCTGATGAACTAAATCCTTTTATAATATACAGAGTACGATTAATATCAATAGATACAGTTTCACCAGATTTAATAAATCTATGTGGAGTAAGATTCCAAGCATTAACTACTTCAGGAATAATTGTTCTTGCTTTATTATCCACATATAATATATTATATAAAATAGTTTCTTTTTCCATAACGCATTTTAAGGCGTTTTAAGCCATTTTCTTTATTAAATGATGCATTTATAAGGAAGGAGAGTTAAAAGACCATTTAAAGCCTCTTGCGTAGCAATTATTATGATTACAGCTAAGATATATTCCACTACTGTGCTTTAAACCCATTTCTTTAGTAGCTTCTTTTACAGATTCATATTCTTTAATGAATGCTCCATCTTTTGTATATTGATATACTTTCCTTCTATTTTTAGGATTTGCATTAAACGTTTCTAAACTTTTAGCTAATCTATTTTTCCAAACATTATTGTGTTGATAAGTACACCATTCTAAATTATCTACACAATTATTTAATTTGTTCTCATCTTTGTGGTTTACACAAGGCAGATTGTCAGGATTAGGTAAGAAAGCTTCTGCCACTAAACGATGTATTGATTTGTTGTAATACTTACCATCTTTACGAAGACTTACTCCATAATAGAAATAGTTATATATCCCTCTATCTTTATGATGGTACTTCTTTTTAGGATTTAACAACACTTCTTTTATATACAATTTATCTTCAATATTATCTCCAGTAGAAGGTCTATAATATTTTCTAGTAACATAATGTGGAACATTTTTAACTCTCCCTAAATTACTAACCATATATAAACTTTCAAAACCTTTTACGTCTTTCCAAATTTCTTCCATATATAATTTATTTTACACATTTATGTGTAACGTCAATGTATCTATATGGTTATAGTTTTATGCTGTAAAAATTACTATCTTTTCCTTAGAGTTATAAGGAACATAACAATCACAATGAGACCACCCGTCTGTATTAGCTTCTAATCTAATAGGATATTCAAATAATTCAGCATTCTATCTTACTATATTATTCACTGTATTACTATCTAAATCCTTTACATTAAAATCTATTGCTTTACCTAAACAGTGTGCAGATAAGTAAATACTACTTTTACTCTTTACTAACTAACACATATTGCAACGTAATCCTCTCTATGAGAATTGTCCACCAGCTTTCCAAGTATTAATAGTAATAGGTTTATTGAATATCTTAGTACGTAGTATATACAAAGTACTAAGTAATTCAGTACTTATAAACTACCATGAAGATTCACCAAACTTGGAGTAGCAATGAGGGCATACTAATTCACTTACTTTAAAATAAGGTTTTAATTTATCTATTAATTCATTTCTGTCCATACTTCGCTATTTAATATTTCATTTAACTCATTGTTGTCGTAACGGTAGCTAAGTGATGATTATATTACAAGGACCGACAATATTACCGTTTCTGAATGACAGATTACCTTTTACAGTTTCCAATGGCGGAATATCATAGGTTCCGTCTGATGTGATATTGACTAATTTCACATCAGCACTATATCCCCAGTATAATTCCTGCCCGTCAACTATACCTTTCACTTCCACTTTCATTCCTGGGAAATTTTTTGTTTGGTCAGAAATGTAGCATTTTACTGTATCGTTCAGTGTAGCAAATCTAGTTATGACAAATGAGGTGCTTGTTATAATTACATCAGCATTTACAGAGAGATGCAGTCTCCAGTCATTAAAATTTACCGCATAAACATCTACAGGCTTTGACATATCGTCTCTATCAATTTCTCTCTCATCTACGATAACTCCTCTGTCATCAACATCATATTGCAATACTTTGTTGCCCAAGATATGGCGCATTGTTATTATTTTCATTTCTTTCTCTATTTCTGTACATATTATCTACTAATAAATCAGCTATAACATTTATACCTAACTATTTACTATCGCTGATTAATTGTTCCTACATTACTACTAGGAGCATCTAATAGATGCCCTCTAGTAGTTCTCTATCACTCAGCTGTTTGATCTGATTGTGTAATTGATTGTTCATTCTTAATACTGTTTAAAGCATCTATAAAGAAAGGAGTGCCATATTGATTAGCATATTTAGCTATTAACTCTATTTCTAGATCATTATAATCTTCCTCACCTGTAGAATTATATATTTTTAATGCTAAAGCGTGACCATCTATACCTTGTGCAGTCTTGTATAAACCGTTAGCTAACTCTTTAGATATATCTAATATAATAGGTGTTGTTTTATCTAAAGTATCGTACACTTTAAATTTCTTAAAATCAATATTCATAATAAATACTATTTAAAATTATTGTCCTGCATAATCTGTTTCTACCCATCTAAAACTTGGATAATTAGTAACTAAGAATCCCATAGAGTTACCTGGATGTAAATATACAGATTGATTTACAGTATTATTTGGTCTAAAGTAACCAGATATAGTAACACCAGAAGTATCTGGGTGAATCATAATTCTAACATGTATTGCAAAGTATGTAGGTAAGCTGTTGTACCCAAACATACTAGCTACTGCATTAGCATTTGGAAGGTTAACGGTATATTCTCTATTGGCTCTAATCATTATTATATTACCTTTACTCATATCTAATTTATAAGTACTACCAGTAATATTTACTACATTTATAGTATCACCATATACAGCAGCTGCTCTAACAGCAGCATTTGGTGAATATAATGCATAATTTTTAGTACCATTTGCAACATCTACATATAAACCATAATTAGCTGAATCGAAACCATAAGCCGTAGAAGCATTGTAATTATGATTTACAAATCTACCTGTGGCTGTAAAAGCACCACCAACTGTAGCAGGAACAGTATCGCTACCTATCATAACATATGATGTACTATTACCAACTCTAATGAAATCTGGATTTATACTGAGACCACCACCAGAACCACTTGCTGTTGCACTACTACCAATATGATTTCCACTTATTTCAAATCCAGCAATCTGACCACTATTTATTTTTACAGAACTAAAATTACCACCAGATGCATTTACAGTACCATTAAATGTACCAGAAGTAGCTGTTATGCTACCGGTAATATTAACGTCTGTACAAACAAACCTACCAGTATTACTATTCATTGACAGTTTACCATTATTAGAAGTAAATACACTTCCACTAAAGTTAAAGTCACCTAACTTAGCATTATTAGCTAGTAAGTTATTTACTGTTAGTATTTCTTGCTTAGAAGATATATTCCAATAACTGCTAGTCATACTGGGTGTCTAACTAGTATTATTCCGTTTAGCTAAGTACACATTACCTTGATATACTACATAATCTATAATAGTTAAATTATTGTAGTTCTAATACTGAGTGTAGTCATTCTAATATCTAGCTATTGCTTTCTTAGTAGAATTAGTACTAGTAGATTGAGAGTCACTATTAACATAATTAACAGTAAAGTATCTAAACAAATAAGGTTTATCTTTGTTTAATGCAGGCTTATTAGTAGACCAACCTTCACTAGGAACAGATGTATTAGTTGAATTTGCAAAGTATTGTGTAACAGATGTTACTCTAGAATTAGAATATGTTAATAATACTTCAGGTATTGTTTTGGTAATAGTACCATCTGAATATGTTATCTTACTATAAGAGTGTAATTTACCTTGAGCGTATGTATTTGTAGGTACATTAGTAGACCAGTTAGTAGTATCATAAGATACACTTTGATCTGTTGAATATAAGTAATAATTAGTTACACTAGATACATCTTGACCTTTTATTGCATTTGATGCTTTATCATGATAGTATTGTACTCCAGATCTCCATTGACCTCTATCTCTCATGATAGTATAAGTTTCATCTATATCAGATACATCTCCATCAAATACTACTGGAACTTCAGCTGACCATACTTTATAGTGATTAGTAGGACTTAACGAACTGTAATCTCCACTATCTGTAGTAAATCCAAACCAGAACTTTGTAGTAGATAGTGATGAATTCCATGTGGAAGTAAACGTAGTTCCAGATGTACTGTTGATCTATTGCCATGAACCAGAACTGTTTAAATAATAGCTTTTCCAATATCCTGATACAGAACTAGTAGCACTATCATCAACTCTAACTTTTATAGCACTTAGCTTTACATTTGTAGTCTGTAAGAATCCCTCTGAAGATCTAATAGCAGAAGGACAACCATTAACAGTTATACTATAACCATTAGATCCTGGCTTACCTGGTTCTCCAGGTTCACCTGGTTTACCATCTTGACCTGGTCTACCTGGCTCTCCATCCTTAGACCATTTAGCCCATAGTGCTCCAGTTTTCCAAGCTTGCCATTTACTATTCTCTTTCTTTCTAGTCCAAACATATTCATAAGGTATAGATTCAGTAGGCCCATCTGGATTATCACTCCATCCACTAGGTACATAATCATCAGCTTGATATTCACTAGAATCTACATTTGCAGGTGGGTAATTAGAACCACCAGGACCTAAACTATCTCCACCAACATAGTTAGAGAATCTCTTATAGATGTATTCGTAACCATCACCATCTTTACCTCTTTCGGCATATCTAGACCATATACCAGGAGTAGACCAGTTACCCCATACTTGTGTAGCCTTATCTAAGTATCTCTGAGATACCCATTCATATACTAAAGATGCAGTTACACCCTGAGGATGATTAGACCAACCACTAGGTATATGACCAGCTTGATTTACACTAGCAGGAGTACTAGGAGTTTTACCATCAGCATTTCTAGTATAAATAAATTCAATGCTGTTACCATCTTTACCATCTTCACCGTCAGCACCAGTAAGACGTATAAGGTTAGACCATGCTGTTAAAGTACCATCTGGATTAGCAAATCGTTGAATCTACCAAACATATTGTCCTTCTGGTGGAACTATCTCACTATCAGTAGTCCAACCTGAAGCAGCTGTATCTGTTGGAATAGCAGGTTTAGTAGCAGATACTTTCCATCTATATTGATAGTGACCACCTGATAAACCTTGTTCACCCCAATTAGACCATAGTGCTGGTGTACTAAAGTTAGACCATACTCCATCTGTACGTACACGTTTACAAGTCCATTCTGCTTTATAGTCTTCATTTACTCCCTTTGGATCATCAGACCAGTTATAGTCTTTAGAGCCACCGTTAGATATAGTAGGAATATAGTCATTCTATTGAATAGATGAAGGAGTTTGTGGTACTCTATCAACGTCAGCAGTACGAGTAAATATATATTCATACCCATCACCATCCATACCTTTTTCACCCCACTTGGACCACAACACTGGTTGTGTAAATTCTCCCCATACACCTTCTCCAATTTTAGCAGCTTTCTTTTCACGTTGTGATACCCACTCATACATTTTCTCTTTAGATACTCCTTGAGGACTATCTGACCAACCGAATGGTATGTAATCGTCTTGCTAAGATGTATCCGGTTTATCAGGAGCTTCGTTAACACTAGTTACTTGATAAATAAATTCAAGTTTAGTACCATCAGAACCGTCTTCACCTGTTTCCCCAGTAAGTCTAATAGGATCTGTCCAACCTGATAATGATTTATCTGGATATACAGTAGCTTGAATCATCCAAGTGAATACTTCTTTACTTTCTCTCTTAGGCGGATACATGTACCAAGTATAGTTATCGTCTACAGGAGGTATCTATGTACTAGTAGGTTTAGGTGGTTGTACACTAGAATTAGTATAACAGAATACTGTGTATTGACCATCTGAACCTTCTACTGAAGCGCCACGAAATCTGTTAGGATCTCCCCACTCTCCTTCATCTACTTTACGAGAACTTTTAGTAGACATCCAAATTGCTGAAGCTGTATAGTTTCTATGCCATCCGTAAGAAGTACCATCACCAACAGGTCTATCTGGTGTAGCATCATTATCATTATAAGTTACCCACAATCCGTTAGCTTCAAGTTGGTAGCTCATATTATATCTTCTATTTACTGATATAGCTCCTTCACAATTAATAACTAAATCAATACGCATATCATTGATATTAGTTATCTTAGTTACTTTGAATACACCATCTTGCATAGTACATTCTACACCTGTTGGAGTATACTCTACAAAGTAACTTCCTTCATTATATACTGTACTATATGTTAGTTCTGTTTTACCTTTCCAAGCCTGTACGGCAAAAGTAAGAGATTTCGTTTGGTTATAATCTTCAATAATGTTAAATTCATTATCTACAATTACTGTACCAAACTCACTACTAAGTGAAACAGCGTAAGCGGCTTGTCCATGTAATTGATCTAACTATTCTGGTGTAAACTCGATGATAGAACCAGTCATATAGACATTAGTTAAGTATGCACCATCACCTTGTAACTAACCATTATTAGGAGCTCCTGGTATAGTAAGACCGTTTAAGTTACCAAACTGTGAAGCTATGTTAGTATAGTTAAGAGCCCAAGTATTTACACCTTTTAAATATCGTTTATATGTACGAGTAGCATAAGCACTAGATCTTCTAGTTTCATCAGTAAAGTTACCATAAACAGCAAACTTCATTGCCTTACAAGGATGCTATGTAGTACCTTGCTTTAATGAATATCTAAATTGTTTACCTCTAGCATCTAGTACTTCTATAGGAGTAAAGTAAGCTGTAGAGAATCCTTGTACTTTATCAAAACCACAATCGTCAGTACCAGTTTCAGTATTATTAACTCCATCAAAATTATGGAATATACCTCTACATATATCATTTACATGTATACCACTATATTCACCTTCTTCTAGCTTCAATGTAACTATCTGATTAACTAAGTCTACATCTTCAATAGTACCAAATGCTATTGAATTCCATAGTTCACCACTTACTACATCTATCTTATTAAATCTCAATTCTGGTACTTCTAAGAACTCTCTAAGAATAAGACTAGTCATTTCACCTCTACCGTCTTTATCTATTTGAGCACCAGTACCACCAATCATACCAGTAATAAAAGTACCCATCTAAACCCCTTGATTTAGATAAGTCATTTTATTACTTCTTAAACCACCGTTGAAAGTAATTATACCTGAAGATACATCATCATATAGTTTACTTATAAACAACTTACTACCTTCAGATTTAATCAAAGCTTTTACTACAGAAGTATCTACTACACCACCGCCTTCACCACCACCAATACCTAATGCTGATGGTTGGATATTGTGCCATGTACCATCACTAGCATACTACAGTAAATCTCCTTCTGTAATATAAGTAATAGTAACGTCCTTAAGAGTAGCTAAATGATTAATTCTTTCAACTAATGTATCAAGCTCACCAACACTAGTATCTAGAGTTTTTATATTGCCCTATAATGTTCTTACTAATCCTGTGAGTTCATTTAATTCATCTTTAGTTGCATACTATGCCATATCTTAATTATTTTATTGTTATACAGTAGCTCCTGTAGCATCTATCCATTTAGAGCCATCCCAAAAAATTGGTTTATTTATAGTAGTATCAAAGTATTGAAATCCTACTAAAACGTTAGTAGGTCTATTAGAAGTAGTTTCTGAATCAAACCAAGTACCTGATAAAACAATTCTATCAACATTTAGATTTATAACTTTAGTTTTATTTCCAATTATGGTTCCATTTCCAATGGCGCCTCCGATAAAATTAAGTACACTATTTTCAGGAATAGTAATAGTTTCTCCTTTTAAATCATAGTCATACTGAATAACATATATAGTATTAGCTTTATTGATCATAGCCTAAGTAAGAACATTCTTATCACCTACTATATTCTTTCTTAGATACACTCTACCTAAACCACTGAAAGACTATTTATCATAAGTTTTATTTGCTAACTATAGAGTACCATTTTGTTCAGTTATATCTTCTTCATCAGCTGGAACAGCTTCATGCTATTCTACCCATTTACCAGTAGTAGGATCTGACTGATTATTAGAATTAAACTTATAATGTTTATTAGTTTCTTTACAATAAGATATATGACCATCGTCTAAACTATTTTCAGAATAGTTCTTCATATCCTATAATGTATCAAAACTATCTCTATCAAAGTTCGGCTTTTTTCCTCTGTAGTTAAAATTATCAGCTACCTGTATCATATAAAATATATTTTATAATTATCTACTGTGGATGCGTCTTTCAGTATATATACATTATATAATATACCATCTATAGTTACAGCATTCCTCTAAAATGACTCTTTTATCTCAAATTGATTTTGATCTTTTATGCTATTTATATCTCCAACTTCATTAGGATAACAATATAATATCTTTTGATAATCAGTACTAAAGCTTTTAACAAATTCTTTTGTATCTTGTAGTACATAATCTAATTGTTTTATATTATCTTCATTAATAACAAAATTATCTGATACTACACCAAAATAACATTTTTTATTATCTCCATGATATTCTGGAATATCATATTGTACTTCGTGTCCTAATAACTTTTTTATCATATATAACATCTTTTTAACGTCTTCTAATTTTGTTTCATATTTAGAAGATTCCTATACTAAATCATATATGTAATTAGCACAGGTTAGATTAAGAATTTGGCAATCATCATAATCAATGTTATACTTTACCTATTCTTTCAATCTGCATCCATTTTTATATTCTTCTTTTATCATAGCGCACACATACCATTACAACATTTACACACTTTATTAGGAGATAGGCACTTACTACAATTATGATAATCTATCATACCTAACATTCTACTAAGATCTATGTAATGTTCAATAGCATCTTTAGTAAGATTGTGCTCTAAAGCATACTACAATAACTATGATCTAAAATCACACATCATTATTATATGCTTCTAATGTTTATCTAAACATGTATTACAATACATAGTAAGTAGATTTACTTTAGCTAAATATAATTCATTCTGATCTATTGCTATAGCTTCATCTCTATTACCCTCTGATGTAAGAACGCTTACTATAAAAGAAGTTTCATTATACTCAGTAATATCAACAATAACAGTATTATCCTAAGTAACAAAGTCAGATATTACATAAGTATGTTTCTCATCTTCATCAGAATACATATTCTTTTGATTTATTATTGAATCTAGATAAATCTTATGTACATTAGCCTTAGCATCTAAAGTTATAGTTATAGTATCGTTATTTAATGTTGCATTAATTATTTTCATATCTACAAAAAATTAAAAAGGCGAAGCCGAGGATAAACCTCAACCTCGCCTGGTTTTTTTAAATAAAGAAACCGTATTATGCTGCACTATTAACACCTGTAATAAATGCTTTAAGATTCTTAACAAACTGAGAAGCACTCAAGTTAGCAGATTCTTCAACATACAATTCAGTAGTTAACGGCGTAGTTTTAATGTATTGATTGTCAGGTGACAAGTACAAGTTGTCATTCTCAATAGTAATGTAATCGTAGGATGCACCTTCAGTAACATTACGTTTAGGTTCAATGATAGGATATGCATCTGTGAATACATGACCCTTATAACCCAACATACGTACTTCCATATCACGTACTTGTTTCCAGTAACCTTTACCAGGTTTACCAGCAGTCTTAGTAATAGTTGCACCAGGGACTGCTTCAGGAACATTAGACAACAATGCACCAGGAATAGTAACATACAGAGAAGCTTCCATAGAAACTACAGAATACTCATTCAAAGAGTAAACTCCTTCATTATCATCTTTAGGAAGAGCTGTAAGTGTCAATTTATGACTTGCAAATGTAGCATTTACTCTACGATTTGCATGTTTGTTAATCTTCTTCAACAATGCGTTACCCAAATTATCAGCAGTTTCAGTTGTAGCAATTGCTTCATAGGTATGAGTGAATTGTCCCGGAGCTTCATACATGTCTTTGTAAACAATACGCAAAACATATCTGTGACCGATAACAACAGTAGCACTAGTTAAATCAATTTCGATTTTCTCTTGAACTGGTGCAACATAATCACCAATTACGTAAGAAGGTTTAGAAGCTTTCTGAATTGCGTTAGAATACTCTACAGAACGTTTAGTAGCACTAGTACCATTAGGTAAAGCGATAGTCATATTATCACCAACTACACCAATATATACTGTAGATGCTTTTACTGCACTAGCTTCATCTTTAATCAAGCTCTTATTCTCATCGAACAGAGCTACAGCACCCGGAGTAAGACTATCTACTGTAGTATAAGATGCTGGACATGTTTTACCGATAAGTACGGTATCAACTCGTGTAATCATAGTTTATATAAAAATAATTAATTGTTAGACTTAGCGCCAGTCTAGTTTGTCCTTCTACTTTCCTTATTTCAGATTTCCAGGTCAGACAAACGCATTAATTTATATTATTCCATTGAAGCAATTTCGTTGGAATAAGCATTATAATGCTACATTGGTTTAGTAGCAAGATAAATCTAGATTGCCATTTTCACAATTTCCATATGAGTATGCTCTGGCAAATCTGTATATTCTGTATTAGTAATATTACTTGAATTAATTTCAGATGGTTTAGCTAAGTATGTAATCTCATATTCACTTACTTTATATTTACCGTCTGTGTATAATATTACATTATTATCTTGAATTAACTTTAAAGGTCTAGCTTGACAATATTTTAATTTGTGTTCAGATAGTGAATTGCTTAATTGTCTATCTAATGTTTCAATTGTAGATTCTAACGTATCTGTATACTTAACTATATATGCACCTAAATCGTCTTTTTCCCAACATTCGTTAGGATGTTCATCACTCGGCTGTATACCAGCAGTATCTCCAAGTAATAATACATAATCATCTGGTAATTCAACAGAATATGAATTTTTAGTTCCTTTGGATATCTAAGTATTTGAATAGTTTCTTTTACGAATTAAAGTACGCAAATCATCTATACGTTTTTCTGTCTATTCAAATCCTTGAGCTTTAAAGTTAATACCTGAGTATCTTGTTTTATAAAATTTATCAATCGCCTCATTAATGAATGATATAATAGTGTCTGAGGATAGCTTATCCTTAATAACTAAATTAGGATCCATTAACTATAGCCTACGTTCAAACTCGATTTGAAATCCACGGTCTGTCATAATCATTCATCTATTTGGTTCAACTGTGATTTAGTCTATATTCTCTTAGACTCAATATCTTCTAATGCTAGTTCTACAGCTCTATTAATTACTTCAAACTGCATATACTCTGGTATTTCACTCATACCATCTGCTGGTAAGTTCTCTATCTTAGTAGGGAACTTAATATAAGTAATATCTACAGAATAACTATTACTACTCATAGCTAAGTAATCATAATAGATATATAGAGTATTATCTTCTATTACAGCTACTGGATCTTCTATCCAAGGATTGTTATTGTAAGTCTTCTTGAACTTAGTAGCGTCAGAATGATCTATTAGCTTTATGGTAGCTTTTTTGTTATTGAAGTTTAATACAGCATCTACAAAGAACATTCTGTCACCATTAAATAGATTGGTAACATAACATCTATTTGAATTTGTTTCAGTATTAGCAACAACGTTAACATCTGTACGTACTAATTTTTCTAAATCGTGAATACGTTTTACAGATCCTTCAAAGCTAGTCTTTAAGTAGTTATTACCAGTAAACTTATTACTGATTTCTTGGTATAAACCTTGATCTAACCAGTAATCTATTTCTTCTGGTAAGAAAGCAGGACAACCCCCAAAGGCTACGCTTTGAGAGTTTTTGTCCATTGCTACTTTAAAATATGAGTGAAATTGTTCTCTAGTCATTATTTAGATTTTATTTCAGACATAATACTTAAGTAAATATCTTGATTCTTTTTGTCTTTCAAATATGCAATTACATCTTCAAGACCGTTACCAATAAGATCAGTACCAAAGTAATATGATGCTCTGTTCTTACGAATAATATTTTTACTTAAAGCTTCTTCAATTACAAAGTTAATTTCTTTATTAGGATTATCTACCCAAATTCTAATAAATCTTGCTGGATCAGCTTCTACGTTTTCACCAAGTCTAGCTTCAACCAATTCATTAGACATAGTATCAGCTTTAATTCCAAGAAGTCTAAGACATTTGCGCATATCTTCAAGACTCATCTTATCCAGTGCTCTATAAGCATCACGTTTAACTTTGTTAGCTTTATTAATTTGTTCTGCTTCAGCTTCTTTATTTATAAGTACATAATCAGTAGATGGTGTTACTTTATCAATACCATTAGCTACTCTCTTATGTCCTAATAGGAATAAATATTGCAATTCACCTTCAGGTCTATCAGTATTAATTACTAATTCTTTCTTACCAATCTTAATTGCAAATGTATCCCAAAATGTACTATCGGGATCTAATTCTCCTTCAGCTTTACCCATTTTCTATTCTAGTTCTCTAGCTTTATCTTGAGTTAGACCTGTGTAACGGCTACCAGATCTTGTCCAATATGAGCTCAAGTAATCAAAGCAATTAGACCATTTTACTAATCCAGTCCATGGGTTCTATTTAGTTATTCTAACGATTACTTCCATAATTATAAAATTAGAGTGTTCAAGTTATTCTTTGTATTTCCAAATAAACTTGGTAGATTTAGTTACTTTTGTTTTTCCATTAGCACTATTAGCTATAGTTTTTCTATCTTGACCTGTATTTTTACTAGCTTCGGATATACTATCAAACTCTGCTAACAATTTTCCATCTAATGAATATTGTAGTACTTTCTTTCCGCATGCTTCTGTAGCTCTTTGTTTTATTAAAGCTAATTCTTCAGCAGTTCTTACTTTATTTTTTCTAGACTCTATGTTAGCCTGTCTACATTTATCAGAAATCTGTGGTTTCCAATCTGGTAGTATAGCTGCTAAAGATGGATCTACTTTACTTGGAATTTCTTTATAATCTTCTTTATATAACCATATATATGGGTTTCTTTCAGATATTAATACTCTTTTCCTTTTTAAGGATGATATTATTAATGAAGTACTTATTCCAGTTTTTCTACTGGCTTCGTTTACACCACTATATTCTGTTATATAATCTCCATCTAAAGTGTATTGTAATACTGGTTTTTTTCTAGTTTCACCGATTTTACCAGATTTCCAATACTTATCTCTACCTTCTGTTCGTACTTTACCAGCTTCAGATAATAACTTTCTAGTATATTCACTAGCTGTTTTACCAGAGTTAGCTATACTTATTTTTTGTTTAGTTTCTTCAGAACAAGGTCTACCAAAAGTACCATCTCCACCTTCTGTCATATTGTATCCCTTCTCGGGATTTGTAGAATCGTATTCTTTTATAAAGAACTTTTCTCTTTCTTTAAGTTCTTCTGCATTTTTACAGAATGATATGATATTGATATCAAATCCGTCTGCTCCATACTTTCTAAGAGCGTTATGGAATCTAAAAGAGGAGTCGTGTTCAGCTTCAAATAGATGCTGTTTAAATCTAGCACCAGCTCCTCTATTAGTTATACCTATATAAACTTTTCCGTTTACTTTATTTGTAATCTTATATACTTCGTAACTTAACATATAATTATCTGTTTAAAATGTTTATATTTGATAAACACAGATAACTTAATTAAGTTACTCAAGCTGTCAGGTAATTACATGTTAAAGTTAGTTAATTATTATTCTGCCATCATGATTAGCTCCCCACACGCCCGAGGATCTTTCAACATCAATCCTACCTCACCCAAGAAGTGTACTGAGTAACCATCCTTAGCATTAGAACGAACTTCTGTATTAGAGTGAGCGTAACCAGCAGGAGTTACAGAACCAGCTGTACACCAGTTAACGAATTCACGATCTTTACGAACTACTTTAACAATGTTAGCTTCACCATCACGACGACCCAAATCCAAGAATGTCATACGGTAAGATTCCAACGGTTTCAAAGTAACAGGATGCAACTGACGATTGTAAGTAGTATTGTCATACAACGGGAAATACTTCAAAGTCAATTCAATACCATTAGACATTGCGTAAGTCTTAAACTGACCACCGAACTTCAAATTATCACCAGAACCAGTTACGAATACTGTGTCAATCAAGTTCATGTTAGCCATCTTTTCTTTAAGTACACGATCAAATTCACGCATACCCATTTCACCAGTCAAGGCAACGAACTTACGTTCATTAGTACCTAATACATTGTAAGACAGATCAAACAAGAAGTCTTCCAACAATTCAGCTGTCAAACGAGTGTAGTAACGTCTGTTAGATGGAGCAATCTGTTCCAACAAACCAGCACCAATAAATGCAGGACGACCGTTCTTACCTTTCAGATTACAAGAACCATCTTTGTTTACGTTGTTCTGATTGTATACCAAAGCTCTTTCAAGACGTTTGTACCACTCACGCATTGCAACCCATTCCTGGAATGTAGACCACAAATAAGAAGTTTTACCAGTCTTAGGATCTTTCAAAGCTACTGCCATAACTGTAGAGTAAGCAGAACCTGTGATATCATAAGACAGACGTACTGTAGTCAAATAGTTACGCATCTTGAAGTGAGTATTGTAATTCAGGATATCAGCCTCTTCACTGTATTCTTCATAAGCAGAAGCCAAACGGTTTACTTGGCAACCAGAAGCTAAAACAGCCGGGTCAATATAAGAAGCGGGACTACCATTAGATACAAATACTGTATAAACATACAGGTTGCCATCTTGATACGGAGCATCCTGAATACGTGCTTGACTCTTATCATCAAATTCGATAGTAGCACCAGGACCAAACCATGCATCTTCCAACCACAAAGTAATAGGAGTATTACCCAAACCTGGAGTAGAATTTTCACCAATTGCAGCACCATTCCATTTAGCGTCACGAATTGTAACAGCTCTATCTTGGTCGATCATAACACCCCATTCAAATGAAGGCTGATCAATAGTCATTACATTTCCAAGACCACCTGTCAACATATCAAGAGAAGTACTGTAACCATTATCTTTAGTACCAAATACGTATGACAGGATAGTAGATACCTCATAAGGTCTTTGCTGAGAAGCGAGACTAATCTTATTAGTGTCGATCAAATCAGAAAACCATTTACCTTTGTATAATTGGAGGTTATTAAGAATATTATTATCCATAAAATACTAGTAATTTAATTTTTTTATTTATATAATTAATTATTATGATATACGCAGTTGTCGTGCAGCTGAGAACCAAATCGGATCATCATCAGAACCCGTAGCTTGTTTTCTAGATTTAGTAGTAATACTACTAGATTTTAAACTTCGTCTAAACTTATCAATAGCTGAATTATTTCCTTCACGTTTAGCAGCCTCAATAAGTTTGTCAGCATTCATTGTAAAGTATGCTGATTCTATCAGATTCTTAACACCACCCTTAGCATAGTCCTTTTGGTACTTTGTTTTACCGTCTGTGTCTGGCTTAAGTATATAATCCATTAAAACCTTTTTATCTTTTTCAGGGACTGTAATACCACGTATATTCTTTAAGCCTTTTATTTCGCTAACAACGTTATCGTAGAATTGCTGTTGTCTCTGTAACTATTCACGATAAGCCTTTTTCTGATCCTCTAATAGCTGTTTCTTCTTTTCCTCTTTAATCTCTTTAAGATCTTCTAAAGCGTCTTGTGCTTCATCTTCAAGTAATCCAGCTTCTTCGTATCTACTTACCAACTTATCAATCTTATTAGTAGAGAATCCTTTTTCTTTAAGTAATTGTTTTACTACTAACTTCTGATTAGCTTCATCTTCAATATCAATATCATCTAAATCTAAATCAGCATCAATAGTTAAATACTTCTTTAAATCTCCACCTTGTTTTACGAAATTATCTAGTGCTTCAACTTCTTCACTAGAGTATTCAGGCTTGCTATTTTCTTCAATGACATTTTGGAAGTAATTAATTAACTCATCAACACTTTTGGGTTTATCTTCGTCTTCTTCAAATTCCCAATTAAGTTTTTCAGCCATAGCATCAAAGAAGTTAGTAACAACATTTTCCTCATTGTTATCTTCAACCTCTTCTTCCTCTTCTGTTTCTTCCTCAATAGTTTCTTCTTTACGAGGTCTACCAGGCTTACGTTTTGATTTATCTTCAATATCTTCTTCTTCGATTTCTTCTTCCTCAGTATCTTGTTCTTCTACTGGTTTTTCTTTCTTATTCTTTACTTCGATATTGTTATTTTTAATATCTTCCAATTCTTCATCGTCTAGTGATTCAAATTCATCAGCGTTAACATTAACGTTTTCATCAACATTTGAATTTCTAAAACCACCGTCTGGATTAGGGATAAAGCTATCTAGTACAGCTTCAAATCCACCTAATGTCATTTTTTTATCCATAATTAAAATATTTAATTAGATTTATGCAAAATTATAATTTTCAATTTCATTAATATTACCATTATCTGCTAATGGCATAGGGTTTAACCATTTTATGTAATCGTCTAGATTTTTAAACTACAAAGCTGCTTTCTTAATAGAATCCGTATCTGGTAAACTTTTTAAATATTTAAGTATATTTTGTTTAGTAGGTTTTATGTTTAATTCTTTCAATCTATCTAACATATTTATACCATAAGCATTCCATTCCATCCAATTCATAAAATAGCTAGTATTCTCAGGGTCTATCGGATTTTTATCTCTAAGTTTCCCCTTAAATTGCTTTGTTATTTTATCTAATTCCGATTTGTTCCAAGAAGGATTATCTTGATGTATATACTGATTAAAATGATTAATTTCGTGATTAGTTATTTCCTAACTAGGAGTAACCGCATTATCTATTTTTATTCTAAAATCTTTCTATGTTGGTTTTATACCATATTGTTTGTATCTTCTTGCAGCTTCTTCCTACAGATCTATCATAGCTTTAGCATCCTATAACTACATTATTTCAGCTTCTGGTAAACTAAAATAATCATTTTCGTACTAGTTTATGATTTTATCATATGTACTTTGTAAATCTACATTATAATCAGATTTAATTTTAGCAGCTCTAGCTCTAACCTCTGGATCATACAATCTTTCAATACTTCTATTGCGTAAATCATTCCAGTCAGATTGTTTCTATAACTTACTTATATCTGGAGTAATTCCCGTTATTCTGTTTAGTTGCTGATTTAATGATTTCTTATAATTACTAACCGTTGGAATGAATGGTACAACTGTCAATGCTGCTAATCCAGCCCCTAACCAATCTTTATTCTTTAAAGCCTGTGTTGCATCGTATATACTTAAAGCGTCACCAATAACTGGAGCATCGTATAAATCAAATACACTTCTTACATAGCCTGCACCTGGGTTATATCCATATGTAGGATTATATGGATCTCCTTTAGGGTCAAAGTTAGTAATAGGTCTTTCACTAGTAGTCTGTGGTGGGATTTCATCTATAGTACCACCATCTGCATACTTCTTCCAATCCCAGTACTTCAGCTAGGGATTATTCTCCCTAGCCTACTTATACTGTTGCATTCTCTATCTAAATGCTTCACGTTCCATAATTATTTACTTTTCTTTCCACTTTTAGATGACTTTTTGCCACCTTTCTTTCCACCGCATGCCATAATTATAAATTTTTAATATAGTTAAACCAATTTTTCTTATTCTCTCTATAGGTCTTTTTACGATTTTTTATTTTATACTTATTTGTATTAATTTCGTAATCAGATTTATCTTCGTTTGCATATGCTTCCATTTCATAAGGGATCGTATAGTATGCAGAAGATGCCGGGTAAGTAATAGGATTACCTTTAATCCACTCCTATACATAATCAGCATAATACTTTAACCAACTACCTTTATCTTTAGCCTACTATAAATGTATATTTTCGTGATTCCAAGTAGTAGTTTTAATATCAGATTCTTTCTTTTTGGTTAAAATATACCCACACCAACTCATTGCAGAGTAACCACTAAATGGATAATGATCCATATGCTTATACTATACTTTGTCTTTATTTTTAGTAGTAGTAAATAGCTGCTTTACTAACCACCATGTTTCTTTAAACCAGTTCATACTTATTTAGATTTGGATTCTCCTACTACTTTATTTCTCAAAGCTGTCTTTGCCTTTAGCTTCTCTCTATCCATAGCAGCTTTATCAGACATACGTTGCAACTCAGTTTCATGCTTCATTCTATCTTTTTCAAGCTGTATCTTCTTATTTTCAGCTTCTCTCTTCTGTTCTATTTCTCTACGCTTATTGTTAAGTTCTAATTGTTTAGTAGCAATATCAGAATTTATCTTCTGCTATTCTAGAGCTTGCTTTCCTATTTCAATTGGATCAGGAATTCCATTCATATCTTGATCCATATTCTCAGCACCACGATAAGAATTAATTTGTGCTACAGTAATTTTAGTAGCATTATCTTGTTCTGCTTTATATCTGTCTTGGTCTACTTTATATTTTTCAAGATCCAGTTCAGCTTCCTTAAGCATAAGTTCTTCTTCTTTAAGCTGATTCTGTTGTTCTGCCATCTGCTGTTGAGCTTGTTGTTCAGCCTGTTGCTGTTGCTGCATCTGTTCCATTCTTTTCTGCTCTATCTCTTCAAGTCTATTTTTAATCATACTCATGTTATCTAAAGTAATGATTTCAGCAATATCTAACAGACTAGCACCATTCTGCATAGCAGGTTGTAACAGTTGCTTTAATTGATCTATATATTGTTGATTCTTAGTACTATCATCTACAAATATATCCATATCTTCGTAGAAGAAATTATCAGATAATTGTACAAATGCTCTAGTAGCATCATCTAATATATAATTCAAGTATTTCTTACTATCTTTCCAAGCAGCTTTAGAAGTGTTCAACAGCATAGTTAATACTCTTCTTTTTACCTAATTGTGATTCCAGAACCAAGGTTCAGTAATATGATAAGACATACTAACAGCAGTATTAGTATTACCCACTAATTCACTAGCAGCAATCTACCCTTGTCTTTGTGGAGTAATACCAGTAAGCTTAGCTACCATATCTTCAATCTTCTACATTAATTGAATATACTCAGCTATTACATTACTCATAGTTAAGTCCCAAGAAGATAACTAGTTGAATTGAGATGGTTTACCTCCTTCACGTCCTGGTATATCCCACCCTTCATCATATGGATTAATAAAAGCTACACCTAGTGCACTTAAGTAATGCATCCACTTGTTAACATCAATATTCATAGATTTAGGTATCTAAGTAATATCCATTACTGCTACTTTACCTTTATCTCTAGATAATGCTAACTCAAGTCTATACCACACTACAATATACATATACTGTAATGGTTTCATCATACTTACTAATGATCTAGGTTTACTATTAGTATTATTATATACTACACCAGTATAAGGTAATTTCTGTGAATTAGGATTATCGGCAGATATATGTTGATATTCAATAGGTTGAATTCCTATGTACATATCATCACCAATTCTATATCCTTCCCATACTTCAATA